GGCAGGCGTTTTAACCGGGCTACCACGCCCTCGCTTGCTGGTCAGTACGCTGTCAATTTCTCTAACGGCGTTTACACCTTTTCCGCGGCAGATGCTGACGCTGCGGTGTTAATTTCATATACCTACAAGATACCGACGAATGGTAGCACGTTGACGCTCTCGAACCAGCCGATGGGCGTGACCCCAACATTCAAAGCAACGTTCTATACGTCGTACAATGGCAGCGGTACTGCTCTGCGTCTTAATGCCTGCACCGCTAATAAATTGTCGCTGCCGGCAAAGCTCGATACGTGGACAATCAGCGAGCTTGACTTTACGGCTTTTGCCGATGCCTCGGGTACGATCGGGTACCTGAGTACGGTGGAATGATGATCCCCGGTATGGCTGTTGCGATGGGCGGTCGCGACTGGCTGGTCCCACCCCTGACCCTCGGTGAGCTCCGTCGGCTGATGCCAAAGGTTCGCCAACTGACTGAGATCGGTGCATCAATGGGCGAAGTGCAGATCGCGGTGCTGGTCGAGATCGTCACGGCGGCGCTGCGGCGCAACTATCCCGACGTGACGCCCGAGGAGGTGGAAAATTTGCTTGATCTCGGCAATGCCGCCTCTGTGCTGAACGCGGTGCTTACAGGGTCTGGCTTAAAGCTAGGTGGAACCCCTGCGGGGGAAGCACCTGCCCCCGGGACCAGCCCGGGGGCAGGTGTGGAGATCCCGGGGTTGCCTGGAGAGAGATTTACGGCCTCCTCGCCACCGCCTGTGGCTACAGTTACTCCGTAATCGACGAAATGACGCTGTTCCAAGTCGAAGAGCTGACTTCCTATTGGGCGCAGCACCCGCCGGTCCACTTGCTGGTCGCGGCCTATCTTGGCGTTGACAAACACAAGCACAGGTCGAAGCCGCCGACATTCACGGGGCGGGAGCAGCGATCGAGCTCGGACGCCGGCTCCGCGCTCGCTCAACTCGGGCCTGAGTTCAGCGCCAAAGATGTCCATGCTGGCCTACCGCCCGTGGTCCTCGATTTTACCGAGCTATGCCGCCGGGGGCAGCCCCCGGATTAACATCTTCATGGGAGCAGAGCCAACTGCGAGACGCGGCGCAGAGGTCTGTTATTGAGGGGCTAGCATGGCCGATATTGAAACCAGCGTTGTCATCACCGCCCAGATCGACGGTCTCCGATCTGGAATGGAGGCTGCGTCAAATTCCGTCCAAGCGGCGACCGATGCGATGCGCGCTCAACTTGCGGGCCTCGGCGACATTGCCCAGCAGGCGCAATCACAGCTCACGGCCGCTACGGGGCAAATCGGAGCCGGAATCGGCGCACTGCAGACGAAAGCCGCAGATCTCGCAGGATCGATGTCGGGGGGGATGATGCCCTCCAACGGCTTCGGCGATAGCGGTTCCTCGGGCTTTGGGCAAGCCAGTTCCGATCTCGGCAGTGAACGAGACGCTTCTGCTCACGAAAAACTGTGGGATCAAGAGCTGCTTGCTTATCAAAAATTTCAGAACGACAAGCAGAAGCTCGACCTTCAGGCGGTGCAGACTAGCCAAAGAACGTGGCAGAGTTTGATGCGGCCTATTCAGCGGGCCTTCGATACGTCGATCACCGGCATGATTTTGGGGACGACGACATTGCAAAAGGCAGTAGCGAATATCGCACAATCTATAATTGCGGAATTTGTAAACCTCGGCGTCAAGATGGTAACCAACTGGATTGCCAGCGAGCTCGCCATGACGACCGCGACCGAAGCCGGCGCTGGGGCGCGAACTGCGGCAGAAGGAGAGGGAATGGCGGCCGGGTTGGCGATGAAGGCGCTAAACGCGGTCAAGAGCATCATGACTGATTCGGCGCAGGCGTTTTCAGGCATTTTTGCGTTCCTGGCTCCAATTATGGGACCAGCTGCTGCTGGACCTGCTGCGGCCGGCGAAGCCGCCGTGATGGCCGCCGCCGGAGGAATCGCCTCCGCAGCAGGGGGCTGGGTAGTGCCGTCAAATCAGCTGGCTATGGTGCATCAGAACGAAATGATTTTGCCGGCCAATATTAGCCAAGGCCTCCAGAACATGATATCCGGCAGCGGGGGAACTGGGGGCGCCAGCCCAGTAGTGATCAACGTTTCGGCGATCGATAGCCAAGACGTAAAGCGGTTTTTCCAAAGCAACGGCAGCCAGCTCGTCACCGCCCTCAATAAGGCGATGCGCAACGGCTCGACGCTCCGGATGGCTTAATGCCCCTGATATTTCCGGCGTTGCCAGGTCTGGCCTGGGGCGTCACCAAAACGCCGACGTTTCAGACCCGTATTCAGCGCGCGGTTTCGGGGCGCGAGTTGCGTGCTCTCGACTACCCTTATCCTCTGTGGCAGTTTGCGCTGATCTACGATTTCTTGCGGGATAATTTGGCAGCCGGTTACGACGAGCTGAGAACCCTGCTCGGCTTCTTTATGCAGTGCCAAGGAGCCTTCGGCACGTTTCTGTTTCAGGATCCTAGTGACTGCGAATCCACTGGTCAGCAGATTGGGGTAGGCGACGCAAGTACAACCACCTTCCAGCTCCAGCGTACAATGGGCACAGCCCTGCCAGACGGTGGTTTTCTCGAACCGATAGTGGCGCCAAATATCGTGCGCTCGATTTATCTCGACGGGATTACGCAAAATGGCGCTTCTTACAGCGTCGACGCTGATACCGGGTTGGTGACGTTCGGTACACCACCCGGTAGCGGTCTAATAATTACTGCCGATTTTAGTTATTACTTCCGGTGCCGATTCATTGACGACAAATACGATTTTGAGAATTTCATGTATAGGCTGTGGCAATTAAAAAAGTTAACCTTTATTTCGGTGCGGCCGTGAAGGAAGCCAGCCCTGCCCTGATTGCCCTGCTGGCAACCAGTGAACAATTCATCATGGCGGACCTCTACACGATTACGTTGGTAGGAGGGTCGGTGCTGCGCTATTCGGCGGCGCCAACCGCGCTCACCGCAAATGGTTACCCTTTCGCGCTAGGCCCCAAATTCGAGCGCTCGAAAACCAAGGTTGTGATCGGTACGCAGGTCGATGAGCTCGAGGTGAAGATCTATCCCGAGCCGACGGATCTGATCGCCGGGGTGCCGTTTCTGGAGGCGGCCTGGCAGGGACAGCTTGACGGTGCGCTTTTGCAGCTCGAGCGCGCGTTTATGCCGACTTACGGGGACACGAGCCCGGGAACCGTGGTCCTATTCGCTGGCCGCATCTCGGACATTGAATGTGCCCGGACTGGCATTGACATCAAATGCCGCTCACACCTCGAACTCTTGAACATTCAAATGCCCCGCCGCCTATGGCAGTCCTCTTGCACCCACACGTTCGGCGACGGGATGTGCCAATTCGATCGATCCGCTTTGCAATCAACATTTACCGCTGGACCCGGCTCTACGCCGGCAAAAATCGCCACCTACGTTAGCCCGACCCCCACAAATTTGTATGTTCAAGGGACTATCGTCGCCGTGACCGGAGCAAACACCGGGGCGAGCCGCACGATCGCCGACATGGCCGCCGGTTGGATTTACGTAAAACTCGCGTTCCTCTCGCCCATCCTGGCCGGCGACCAGTTCCAGCTACTGCCGGGCTGCGACCGCGCGCTTGCGACTTGCCAGAACGTCTTCAATAACAGCAATCACTTTGGCGGTTTTCCCTACATCCCGACACCGGAGACGGCGGTATGAACCAGCGGTCATTGGTGGTTGTCGAGGCCGAGAGCTGGCTGCGGACACCTTATCATCACATGGGCCGGGTCAAAGGATGCGGAACCGACTGCCTGATGCTGCTCGCAGAAGTCTACGAGCTTGCGGGCGTGCTCTCGCATGTCGAGGTACCGTTCTATCCGCCCGATTGGAACCTGCACCGTGATGTAGAGCGCTACCTCGATGGCATCATGCGCTACGCGCGCGAAATCGAGGGGCCACCGGCCACGGGTGATGTGGCTGTTTTTAAGTTCGGGCGATGCTTCGCGCACGGTGCGATCGTCGTCTCGTGGCCACGGCTGATCCACGCGTGGTGCGATGCAGGAGTGGTCTATGGTGACGCAGACCATTCACCGCTGGTCGGTCGCCCCGTACGGTTTTTCGATCCGTTTTGGAACGCCTGATCATGGGCGGGATCGTCGGCGGGGGACCCAACGCCAAACAGCAGAAAGCCATTGGTTCGCTGCAGTTCCAAACCTCGCAGCATGGCGGGGTGATTCCGCTTGTCTATGGCACGACTCGCGTTTCTCCCAATCTGATCGAGTACGATGACTTCAAAGCGACACCATCTTCCCGCCAGGGAGGCGTGGGCAAGGGCGGGGGCGGAGGCAAAGGGGGCGGGCAGCAATACAATTACAGCGTTTCTGTTATCATGGGGATATGCCAAGGACCCATCGCCGGTATCGGCACAGTCTGGTGGGATAAGAATGTCGGCACGCTCGCTTCCCTGTCTGCGTCAGTTTATCTCGGAAGCGATGGCCAGGGAGCAGACGCATACTGGCTAACAAATCATCCTGCCAAGGCTCTCGGATATTCTGGGACTGCAACTGTTGTCGCCAACAATTACGCAATGGGGAACACGGCAACTCTTCCCAATTTCTCGTTTGAGGTGCACGGCCTTCTATCGCTCAGCGGCACCAACAGTCTCGATGCCAATCCCGCATTGATCGTCGCGGACTTTTTGACGAACCCCCGATACGGAGCAGGTTTCCCAGCTGCGAACCTCGGCGATCTGGCACTCTACTCTACCTATTGCCAAGCTCTTGGGCTCATGCTCTCCCCCATGCTGGATACCCAGCACGAAGCGCAGCAACATCTCTCTGATATTGTCAAGATCACCAATAGCGCCATCGTTTGGTCGGGCGGGCGGCTAAAAATAATCCCCTACGGAGATCAGGCCGTCACTGGTAACGGCACTATCTACACGCCGGACACAACTCCACTTTACAGCTTAGACGATGATGACTTTATTGTTCAGGAGTCGAGCGTCGGGACGAACTCTGGCGTGACGGCAGGCGGACCAGCACTGCGCTCGGGATCGGGTTCGATCACTGGCGGTTTCAGTGACGACCCGGTCCAGATTTTCCGGTCTACTCCCGCTGACGCCACCAACTCGATCCAACTCGAATGCTTGGACCGGTCTAATAATTACAACACTGCTGTCGTCGAGACCTTCGATCAGGCGGCTGTCGACCTCTATGGCCAGCGCCGCGACAGTTCTCTTAAGGCGCGTGCGATCGTCGACCCAACGAATGTCGGTCCCATCGTGGCTCAGCTCTTACTGCAGCGCGCGCTGCTGTTTCGCAATACTTACACGTTTAAACTAGGCTGGAAGTTTTGTCTCCTGGAGCCGATGGACCTTGTCCAGATTACCGATCTTAGGCTCGGTGCGTCGGCGTTGACTGTGCGCATCATTGCGGTGGAGGAAGACGACGAAGGCTCCCTCTCCGTCACCGCAGAGGATTTCTTCGGTGGTTATTCCACTGCGGTGCTGTATCCGAAGCAGTCGGGTGCCGGCTACGTCCCAAATTGGAACTCGTCCCCGGGGGACGTCAATCCGCCGATAATCTTCGAACCTCCTAGCGAACTGTTGAGCGGCGATCTCGAAATTTGGATTGCTGCATCGGGCGGCACGAATTGGGGCGGGGCTCAGATCTGGATCTCTAGCGATGGCAATTCCTATGCTCTTGCTGGGACAGCGAATTCGCTGGCGACGCAAGGGACACTGATTACGGACCTACCGTCGCATCCCTCACCCGACAGTACGGATGTTCTTTCCATCGATCTAACTGAAAGTCAGGGTCAGCTTGTCTCGGTGTCCGCTACAGATGCTGCGAATTTGGTTACCTTGTGCTATGTTGGTGGCGAGCTTATCGCCTACCAGACCGCTACGCTTACAGCTGCCAGTAAATACGACCTGACGACGCTCTATCGCGGCGCTTACGGCAGCGCGATTATCGATCATCCGGCTGGCACGCCGTTTGCGCGCCTCGACGGATCTATTGGCCGCTTTTCCTATCCGAACAGCCTGGTTGGCCAAACGATCTATTTGAAATTCCCGTCGATCAACATCGTTGGTGGCGGACTACAAAACCTTTCGTCCGTTCCGGCATACCCATATACCGTCAAGGGCATCGGGCAAACGTTTTCTGTCCTCGTCAGCGGCTCCTACGGTGGTAGGCCGGCCGCGAGCCTCGTAGTGCAAAGTTACGTGTTCACCGCATCGGCCACAATCCCGGCCGGTCTTACTGGAAGCCGGGGCACAGCCGGGGTTGCGGCAACCGCCACAACGACCTTAATCATCCAAAAGAATAGCACTAATGTCGGGACTATGGGTTTCGCCCCATTGGGCCCTTCGGCGACATTTACGATGGGTTCGGCTACAGTGTTCAATGCTGGCGACGTGCTGACCATCACTGCGCCCTCCACCCCCGACGCAACGCTGGCAAATTTCGCGTGGACTATCATGGGCATTGCACAATGAAGCTCGAATCCTGGCATAGCGTCGAAGATAAGCGGCGCTGGAAAATAGTCCGGACCGACAATTACTCCGACGTGTCGGGTGAAATCATCACAGCCGACGAAGCTACCGGCGAATGCTGCATTCAAGTCGGCGGCGAGACCAAGACGCTGAGCTTTGGGCCTCGCGGAATCAGAATTGTCGGACGGAGAAGATGATCCGCCGGCAAGAGGGTGGCCGAGCACCCACAGGACACGTCAATCGGATTGGGGCTCCAAGCCCTGAGGCCCCCCCTTGTGGATGATCGGCTAGTGGCTTACCCAGTTGAGACTCAGCTTGCACTTCTAAGACGGGACATCGAGGAGATACACCACGCCCTCCACGGCGACGGTAAAGGCCGCAAAGGGCTCGTCGATCAAGTCGAAGAACTCGTCACAGTCGCCGATCGTGGGCGTTTCAGTCTGCGTGTTGCCCTTTGGCTTGGCGGTGGGATCGTTGCCGCAGCCACTGCATTAGCACAGTTCAAACAAGCCATCGTCGGACTTTTCCACCAATGA